TCTGTGTTTTCTGAAGAACTACTTACTGAGCCGGGTACTTTAACTTTGTCGGGAGGTTCTACACTCTTTGGCGAACCCCTTACAGATCAGAGTGATACTCCATTATTGACATAAGCCAGACAGTACGCCAGAATAGGAGATTCCGCTATGCCTAAGATCACAGACCTACAATCATTCTCAGGGACTTTAAGCAGCACGGACGTGCTTCCGGTCGTAAACTCTTCGGTAACCAAGCAAATAGCTATCTCCGAACTTCGAGGGAACATCCTTTCAAGCGGTTCAGTATCTTCTCAGCAGTTAGCTACCTCTTCGGTTATTACCGATAAAATTGCAGGGCGTGCAATCAATGGCGGCAAAATAGCTCTAGGCACAATTCTTCCAGAAAACCTTGAGCCCCGGCCGGGACTTACAGCCGGTTCATACGGGTCGAACAGCGCCGTTCCGACATTCACCGTAAACAGCCAAGGGCTTATTACTGCCGCAGGCTCCACAAGCCTCCGTCAACAGGTGAGTGCGAATGTTTACCAGCCTTTTAACGGGCAAGTAGTAGTTCTTTTTAGAACTACTCATGCGATGACGATCAATACAGCTGTGGCGACTTCTTTTGGCACTGCGGGTACTGCTACCGTAGCACTTTCGCCTGCGCTTGCTGACGGGACTGTTATTCCCGCCAATACAAGCGTCACTGCAACCTTCTCTAATTTCTCAGGTGTCGTTAATAACGTAACTATTTCATTTGGGTACACGAGCTAACGTTATGATGGTTAGCATCGTCGACAGCGCGACATTTAAGCTGAATATAGGCACGGCCAATACCAACTCATATAATCTAAACCTTCGAAACCATTTTGTGGCTTCCTATCCCTATGTTGGGCCTGGCGCGACAGTGGAGATTACCGTACTAGGAAATATCGGAAGCACTTCCACGAGTGAATATGCATTGCAAACCGGCAGTTGGCCTGCCGGGACAAATTTAAAACTCATTCTCCCAGCTACAAGCGGGGGAAGTGGAAATAATCCCGCGAACGGGGTTATTGCAGGAAAAGGTGGAAATGCAATCACTACTGGTTGTTGCGATATTTATGTCGGGGCCAACTCTTTTAATCCGGGGGGTCCGGCTATTCTGTTAAGTTATCCGCTTACTATTCAAAACAACGGCGTTATTGGTTCTGGGGGTACCGGCGGATTGGGAATTACCCAAAACAGAGATAACAACGCTCTTGGTGGTCACGGAGGTGGTGCGGGCATTGACCCAGGAAGCGGCGGTCAAGGTCGGTACAATTACACCAATGGGGGATGGGTGAGTTCTTACCTTGTTGGCGGAACAAGTATCGGCGTAAACGCAGGCAACCTAGGTCAGGGAGCCGGTGGCAGAGCGACTTCATCTGCTGTCGTAACGCAAGGCAACACACTAACAGTAATAGGAAACGCACTCCTAGGAGGCACAAGTTAAATTATGGCTCTATTAGCATCTACACTCCCAGCCGGTACAAAGTACGCAACTCCACAAGAGTTGTTGTCTTTGTTTGCTGAAAACCTTTCCGTCCCAGCTTCGGACGCCAGCGTATTTGTTCTCAGCACAACGGCCCCAAACGATCAGTCCAAGATCTGGCTGGATTCTTCTACAGCCAATCCGACTCTTAAGATTTATAACGGCGGATGGATTTCAATCAGCGCTCAGAACACGTTTACTAGCGGGTTTACTGTTTCGGGCGGAAACGTTCGATTGATCAACCCTGCGCTCTCGATCGACAACACGGGTACGTATGCTGGTCGAGTGGGTGTCGGAACCGAGACACCTACGACAAAGTTGGATGTGGTTGGGGCGATTAAAACCGACACTTCTATTACCACTCCCGCTTTGATTCACCCCACAAGTGGAACTTTAGCAATAACTGGCGGTCTTTCTACGACCGGCGGTATCACCATGTCGAGCGGAAGCCTTAGCATTACGGCCGGAGCTATTACCGCGTCGGGCAACATCACCTCTTCTGGGGGCACTCTTTCCGCTACTGCGATCAGTGTGGGCTCAGGAGCCATCACGGGAGGATCACTCGCCCTTACGGCAGCCTCGATCGATTCGGCTGGATTGTTGACTGCGGCTAACATCACAACGGCTGGAGTTTTAACCGCAGGGAGCATCGTTCTACCCTCGGCAACAACGGCTACAACAAGTGTTTCTGCTGGTGGTGCAGCAGCTCTCCCGGCAACTCCTGTTGGCTATCTTCAAGTAACAATTAACGGAACGATTAGAAAGATTCCTTTCTACCCGAACACCTAATGACATTTGGCGAAATCAAATCTGAAATCGCACGCGTCGTTGATAATGGAGTTCCGTCAACGGATGCTCGCGTTGTTCAGCGTGTAAACCAGGCTCAGCGTCGGCTCCATGCTATTCGCGCATGGTTGGGTACGATCGCTAAGTATAAAGTGGACGTCACAACCGGTGTATTTACTTTGCCACCGCAGTTGGAATCCATTGTTCGCGTAGCCAAGAACAACAACTCAAACCTAGGTTCCGGTAACGTACTTCTTTGTGACAACGCTTATGTCTTTATTCACGATGACGGGGATCTCGTGCCTTTAAACTTCGAACCCATCGGATCTACGGCCAACGTCATTCAATTCAGAATTGACGCCTCCGTAAGCCCCGCGCCCACAAGCGTCGTGGTTACGGGTAAAAAGAAAATGGTCGAGGTGGAGAATGATGGAGACGAACTCATCATTGCCGATCTTGAAGCTCTCAAGTTGATGGTTCTTGCGTTGTGGCGTGAAGAAAACAACCAAATCGACATGGCTACAAGTCTCCAGGCTAAAGCCGTGGAGCATCTGGCCTACAAAACGGACATGTCAGTTGAAGAAGCTCGCCGGCTCGTTTATCAATCCAAACTTTCAACGCATCCTGTTGGCAGTATGGGTTATGTCCGAGCTAAGCTCGGCTTGGATCTTGAGTTTGGTATCAAGCTTGAGGACGCAAAGCTGTTTGACCTGGTCAATAAAGCTCAAGACCTTCTGATCACCAAGAAGCGTCTTTTGCTCTCCTCTTTGCGTTACGGGGTAAAGGATGGCCTAGCTCTCCCGACTTACAGCTACATAGTTTCCGACACAGCTATGCTTCCTGTGCCCAATTACCAGATCGTAAAGCTTGTCGTTCTCGCAATCACAGCCATTTCACTATCATCCAAAAACGCCCAGCTTAGCCTGGATCAAGCGGCCAAGTTTGAGGCTGAAGCCATCAAGATGTTGGAAGAAGAGCTCAATGTGGAGCTGGAATCCAAGCGGCACGGAACTTATACAACGGCTTTATCTACGGCCATCCCGGGGACACTAGGGTATATGAAAGCTCGTTTCGCCCTGGAAGCGCCATTGGGTTTGCGTCTGTCTGACTCAGAGTTGACCCGATTTATCAACCAAAGCGAAGAGCAGTGCATGCGGATGGGTACTTTTGTTGGTACGATCAAAACTTACACCCTGACAATCGACCAGAAGGATGGGCTTGTCTACGTGCCGAACGACGTAGAGGCCATTCTTGGGGCAACCTTTAACGGATCTCCGATCCCTGTGTACGACGAGTTTTATGATTTCAAGGAAAACGGACCTGGCTACCAACAGACCGAGATCGATACCTACAACACCCAGAACCTAACAGCTTCTCCTTGCCTGATCGCAAGAGGAGAGACCCGGATCGATAACGTCCAGTACCGCGCATACTTCATTCGAGGAAACTGGGCCAACAGTTCTTATGTCCGTCTTCTGGTCAAGAAGCGTCCAGTCTACAAGACCTTGGATAGCGATGTGATGAGCATCAAAAACTACCCAGCTATTTTCAATATGGCCTTGGCGGCCTTGACCCTGACAAGCAATGCCGAGCAGTCAGCTATGCACGAGCAAAAGGCGCTACTACTTCTCCGTGATGAGTTGCGGGAATCCAAATCAGGAGAGCACCACTCGATCCGCGTTCAGGCTGAGAACTTCGCCCTCGGCGGCGTTATCCCGATCATATGAGCGAGGTTATCGCCCCGGTAAACGTTATCGGGGACTCCGCGATCGGCGTTGCCTCGACCGTCACAAGCGGGGAGACAGTCACTCCGGTCACAGTAATTGGAAGTTCTGCAATAGGTGGCAGTGCTTCGGTTGATAGCGGCGATATCGCGGTTGTGGCGGGTAATCTTTCGGCCATTGATATTGTTTCCAACAATATCGCCAGCGTTGTAACAGATGCGAACAACATAACTTCAATCAACACTGTCGCGGCGAGCAATACGCAGGTCGTAAACGTTTCGGATAACATGACCAAGGTTCAAACCGTTTATGACAAGCTCGGCGAGCTAAACCGGTACTACACAACTTTCTTGGGGACTAGCGCGACAGACCCAACACTTCGCTTGGATGGATCGGCAGTTCAAACAGGAGACTTGTATTACTCGACCTCAATGCCTGGCATGAAGGTTAAGACGGCTTCGGGCTGGGAAGCAGCTGGGTCAGGTATATCAGGGACCTTCAAGTTTTCAGCTGGGTCAGCCGCAGCTCCATCCATTACAACTTTTGGGGACGAAGACACGGGGGTGTATTTCCCGGCAGCCAACACAACGGCTCTTACAACAAACGGAGTCGAGCGTCTTCGAATTGGACCTACTGGAACAGTCACAATAGGGGGAGAGATTTCAGCTACGGGTGGACTAACTGGAAATGTTACTGGAAATGCTTCAACTGCTACAGCGCTAGCCACGGGAAGAACAATCGGAATGACGGGAGATGTTTCATACACATCAGCTGCGTTTAATGGTTCAGCTAATGTAACTGGAACTGCGACCTTAGCCACTACCGGGGTTACGGCTGGGAGTTACGGGAGCGTTGATTCCGCGACTTCTACTAACCGTATTCCGACAATTACAGTCGATGCTAAAGGCAGAATAACCAATATTGGTACTGGCGTGATTTATAAAGTCCCAGTAGCTGGGGTCGCTGATTACGCTCAAGAATTAGGTACAGGAAGAACAATCGGTATGACGGGCGATGTCTCTTACACATCTGGCTCGTTTAGTGGCGCCGCAAACGTAACGGGTACGGCTACCTTGGCTACAACGGGTGTTACAGCGGGTAGCTATGGAAGCACTTCGGCTATTCCTTCCATTACGGTCGATGCCAAGGGGAGGGTTACCTCGATCTCAAACAATGCGATCACGGTAGCTGCCGGAGCCGTCGGGGGTGGAACCGATAGAATTTTCTGGGAGAATGATAAGGTTGTGACGACGAGCTACACACTAACTTCAAACAAGAACGCTGTGACCGCTGGCCCGATCACCGTAAACACAGGAGTCACAGTAACAATCCCGACCGGCGGGGTTTGGACGGTGGTTTAATATGCCTATTGCCATTAACGGAACAGGAACGATTACCGGAGTCTCCGCGGGCGGTTTGCCCGACGCATGTGTTACTGCAGCGGATCTTGCTTCTGGGGCGGCTCGTACAAACTTTGGGTCAGGAGCAGTTCTTCAAGTTGTGCAGGGAGTTGTTACTACCGCAATATCTTTTTCAACGGTTAATTCATGGTCCGATGTGACAGGATTATCTGCAAGTATCACACCGTCCAGCACATCAAGCAAAATACTGGTTATCGCTAACATAAAAGCACAATCTTCTCAAAATTGTACTAGTAGAATTTTAAGGGGCTCAACAGTTATTGGGGCAAGCACAGAGCCTTCTCCTGGAAGTCGAATAGTTGGGTCAGGTGGTGATTTCTATGGATCAGGAAGTGGTGGCGGTGCGGGCCAGGGACAAACACATTTCTTTTTGGATACACCAAGCTCAACCTCCAGTCTTACGTATAAAGTCCAGTACTACCTCTTTACGGGAGGAGTGCTCTACTTGAATACTACTTATGCGAATGCCAACGCATCATATGCGTTTCTTGGAATTTCAACCCTAACTCTTGTGGAGATTGCAGGATGAGCTTATTAAAATCCAACTCAGTTCAAATCGGCCAGTCAGCAACTGCCACTCAAAATTTCACCCTCTCCGTCCCATCCTCACCCGATGGCACGATTAAACTGGCGAGGGGCAATAGCGGCGAAACTACGGCTGATATTCTGACGGTAGATGCAAGTGGTAATGTTACGACTACTCTCGCTAATGGAATTGTTACGCCCGCCAAACTATCTCAGCCAATGACGCTTATGACTGGTGTCGCGGCAAGCACTTCCTCTGTTGTTTATACTGGCATCCCTAGTTGGGCTAAAAGAATAACAATCATGTTTTACGAAATATCCATCACAGGAGCCAACCACATTCTTGTTCGATTAGGGACTTCGAGCGGTTTCGAGCAAACAGGATATAAGTCGCAACTTTCAATCACCAACTCAGGGAGCGCTACCGGAAATAGTACGATAGGCTTTATAATGCACTGGCCAGAAGCTACTTCTCTTTCTAACGGCACAATGACAATTAGTCATATGGGCAGCAACGTGTGGACATCCTCAGGTACTTACGCGTGGACCGGCAGTACGAACTCTACAATTATGTCTGGTGGGTCAAAAGTTCTTACGACGGGTGTTTTAGATCGAGTTCAAATTCTATCTGCGAATGGATCAGATACATTCGACTCCGGCTCCGTCAACGTGATGTACGAAGGATAATTTATGCCCACCACAATCCACGGAACTAACGGAATCACCTTCAATGACGGGTCAACGCAGAACACTCGTTCCGCGGTTGGCTTCCGCAATCGCATCATCAATGGTGATATGCGTATTGACCAGAGGAGCAGTGGAGCTGCTGGTAGCATTCCATGGAATACCCCCTCTTACACTAGTTGCGATAGGTGGGCCTCTTTAA